AAGATTAAGAGCAGGCCACTTTTCCTGCAGCTTACGATCTTTAGCTAGGATTAGAACCTCAGCTTCACGCTCGTTAAGCGATTCTAAAATGCCTATGAAACGCTGATTTTTTTCGGATGGCGTGATTTTCTTATTTCGCACATCCAGCTCCAAAAGTTCTGGAATTATATTTCGAGTCCGGGACATCGACATGTCGGGGTCGCCATTATCCCGATGAAATTTAGGAATTCCTGCAGGGAGCTCCAATTTTGCATCGGGTCGATAATTGATTTGAAGAATACTGTTCAATTCAAAACATCTAAATTGAGCCAGTTTGATTTTTCTACTTTGATAGTTAGGTTCGCGCATCGCGCGATCGAGCATTTCAAATACGAGAGTGGGTTTCTGTTGAGTTGCATTCATATTGTATCTTATCTATTAAACTTTAACGATTCCGTTCTTAACTGCTTCGGCAGCCTGTGAAAGATTGTAATTGTAGTTGAAAATTCCGATATGTGAGATTTGACGCGAAAGATCATGATCGCACCACACGTCGATGCCATGAGCTCGGGCTTTGGCACAGAAGTAATAATCTTCGCCGACTTCAGAATTATGATCAGCCGAATATTCGAAAATGTAATGAGGAGAGGGAAGGCGCTCGTAGACGGAACGATGGACAAGCATCATGCCATGGGGAAGACAATCGACCTTTTCAAGGGGAGGAGAATCGTCTGTCGTTTCAAATATGACAGTCTCGCCAGGTTTTCCATTCATGGCCGTAAAATGCGGATTTGGAAAATATCGTTTTCGATAGTTCGCACCTACAAGTGGGACGCCACGATTTAGAAGACGAAGACAAGCATCTGGAGGAAACGCCATGTCCGAATCAATCCACCATGCATAATCGCAATTTGATTTTAGAAAGTGTCCGACTAAGTTTCGCCGCGCGATTGTAATGACGGAAGATGTTTCAAACGTTGAAGCAACGCCGATACCATTGGCAACCAATGATGCCGACCCCATCGCTAGGTAGTAGGCGAATTGCGAATGAACATAATCGCCCGATGGAACGAGTGTCATGACCGAAATAGGTTTACGTGGTTCTTGTGGTGCAGGATTTCCAGATGTGTGTGATGGCATAATTGAATTTATGGTTTTCTAACAGAGTGCTTGATGCTTGGCAGATGAGCGTTCTAGATCGCAATATTTGCCAAAATACTTATCGAAGACTTCAATCAAATTTTCATAATCTGAAAGTGTCATTTCTTTTTGGATATCTGAATAATTTAACTTGAGTTGAGAGGATAAATTTTTAGCGTATCCCAAGAGAGCATATGCATTTCCACTTGGCCCATCGATATCGATGACTAAGCGGCGCTTTGGAGAATGAAGGTCTTTAATTAAAATAGCCATGTCTATTCTTCAAATTATTTGAAATAAGCGATGTAGAGACGCTTGCCTATCACGGCCGTCATATACTCCGCGTATAGAGAAGTTGTCCGGGATTCAGATCTGCATGATGTGTTAATCTTACCGACGATGCGCTTAACAGTCAGGTCGCTTATTCGATTATCGTTCCACGCCAGCTGCTTCTCGGCACGCGAGCGAAATTTCGAGGAATATGTATGTTGTCCCGAGCATCCACAACAACAATTGCCATTGCGACCAGAATAGACTGAAACAACATCGCCGGCATCGATAACATCGGGAACATATGCATCGCGAATATCATCGCTAACATATGTCGACGTTTCTCTCAGGCGCTTCTCAGATTTTTTCTTCAAGGTTTTTGGGATTTTTTTCATAATATAAAGCTGTAGAAATTAGCGATGATAGAATCGATGGGGCTCGCACCTACGAAATACCGGCGATTGATATATGTATACGGGCGACGGAGCATACCAAATTTGAGATGTCGGATAGGTATAAACCGAGCTCGTTTCAATGAAGCCGTAGCTGCCCACACATCCCGAACACACAATTGCGCCGGCGATTATAGATATTAGATTTTTCATTTGTTTTTTATGTCTTTTTCAGTGTTTCGAAAATTGAATCCACGTTCCCATCATCGGATTCCAACAAATTACGATCCGATCGCCCAATTTAGTTCTCGCGTAATAATAGTTTGAAAGTATCATTTCTTTGAAAATGCCAGCTACCGTGCAAAGGCCGAAGTCGTCGATTTTAAGCATCTGTCCAATTTCCAGCCGCCGCTTCGATTTATTGTCGTTCTCGATCATGAGACTAGTATACCAAGAATTTTGAGGATGTAAATAAAATAGTGAAAGTATTTCAACGTTGAATATCAAGCACTTGCATGAAGAGCTGCCAGATGTGCTCTTCGAACTCGAGCCGACACCCATTCGTTGTAGAATTCTGAAGGCTTCAAGAGACAATGACGAGAGAAGATTTCATATGTTTCCCAATATGAACAATGAGCTTTCATTGCACAGACGTGAAGAATTTCCCTTGAAAATGCATCGGCACCATGGACATCAACATCTTTCTGTACAGCATCCGATGAGCCGCAATATTCCTTCCAATTCGATTCAACTTTAAACTTTTTTCTCTTTCCCTTAACTTGCTTGCATTTCGATGACCAAAAGCTTTTCTTTCCAACATATTTCTTTCCAGAGATTTTATTAGTAATGATGTAAACAAATCCTTGAATATTTTTAGGATCTGCATCGGATGGAAGGAAAAACTCTTTGCCTTGATATATCCATTGAATCATGCATATACTTATCACTCTCCAGAATCTTCATCGGCCGTAGATCCACAGAATGGACAGAGATTTGGAAAATGTTCATCCTCATCGATATCGTTTTCAAAATCTTCCTGAGGATCATATTCCCGAGTCTGGGAAATTTCTGTCCATCTAATGCGATATGAAATATTGCAACCCGAACAATAGAAAGAAGCTTTCATAGTTTTTTAGGCCTCACAGGATGCACATGTCAGGAGATTCCTGGAAAGTTCCGTCGATGGATTTGTGCCTCTCTGATAATATAATGTCTTGATCCCCTGTTCCCAAGCAAAAATTAGAAGCTGATTTACGTCTTTCACTGGCATTTTTGGATGAATCATAAGATTGATTGATTGTGATTGATCGATGTACTTCTGTCTTCCGATGGCCTGAATTACGATTTCCCTCTGGGAGATCTCACCGAAGGTCTTGAACACGGCTTTTTCCTCGATCGATAGGAATTTGAGATGCTGAACTGAGCCTCCCTTGGTTAGGATAGAAGACCACGTTTCTCTATCATTCCTCTCGTATTTCTCGAGGACGTCCATTAGAAATGGATTCTTGAATGTAAATTTACCCTTGGCCAGATCTTTGACGAAGTAATTTGAATTGAGAGGTTCGACGGACGGGGAAACCTGGCCAAGGATGAAGGAAGAAGAAGTTGTCGGTGCAATGGCCATCAATGTCACATTCCTCCTTCCAATTCCCTTGAGCAGAGGTGGTTCACCGAACATCACGGCCAGTTTTTTCGAAGCTTCCAGAGCCTTCTTCGAAATGTTTGAATGGATAGTTGTATTAAGCAACTTAGCTTCCATCGATTCGAAGGGTATCATTTTCGATTGAAGGAATGAATGCCACCCTAGGACACCAATTCCAATGGCTCTTTGATTGATGGCGAAATTGCGAGCCGGAGTCATGAAAGGAATATGTTCCGTCTTATCGATAAACTCCGTCATGACAGCATCGAGAAACATGACTAGTATTTCAACAGCGTCAGTATTCACCCAGTTCTCATAGGTGAGCAGATTCATGGAGGATAGATTACATACGAAGGATTCGTCCGGAGCTGAGGAGAGGGCGATCTCGCTGCAAAGATTGGACGCATGGATAGACTTTCCATTCTTCTTATACACCTCCGGAGCTCCTCGATTGACCGTATCGGTAAAGAAGAGGTAAGGATATCCACTTTCGAAACGTTTCTGAATGATTTTCCCCCAGACCTTGCGCTTCTCTTTATCTCCTCCAATCATGGATTTCATCCACTTGTCGGTAATTGTAACCCCCATCGAAAGATGTTGAATAGGATTTCCATCATCTCGAATCTGAAGGAATTCGAGAATGTCCGGATGTTCAATGGGAAGGTAAGCGGCAAAGGAACCTCTTCGAACATTTGACTGTGATACGACATTGGTCAGAGTTTCGAAGAGTTCCATGAAGTGAATTGGACCATTCGATTTTCCACCAGACTTAATTTTCCCTCCTCGCTCTCGAAGAGCTCCAAAATAAGCCGACGTGCCACCTCCCATCTTGGTCATCATTCCAACCTCGGGAAGCTTAGCCAGAATCGATTCCATCGTATCATCGATGTAGGAACCAAAGCATGATATTGGCAATCCTCGTTCTAGGCCAAAATTTGCCCAGATAGGAGAGGAAAGCGAATAGAATCCTCGAGACATGTAGTCTTCGAATTTGGCGCCAAAGCCCGGTATCTGCAGAATCTTTTCGGCCGCCATGGCAATTTCACCAATTCGTTCTTCGGGAGTTATGCCTTCTCGAAGGTATCCACGTTCAAGGAAAAGCCGCGCATCATCATTTAACCATTCAAAGGTTTTTTTATTCATCGCAATTTAATCAAATAAGTCTTCTTCTCCATATGACTTGTCATTTTTCGAATATTCAATTGGCCGCCGGGAAAAGAAATCGGTGGCCGTATTGCCGAGGACATCTTCTGAAAACCAAGTTGTCTTCTCAATGGATGATATATCTATATCGTCAAAAACCGGCTTAATGCCAATTTGAATCAAGGAATCATTCAGACGGTTCTTGATAAAATTCTTTACAATGCCAGAGGTTAAATTTTTCGATTGATATCCATTTACCGACCAGTCGACGATCTTCGCTTCGGCTTCATAGGCTTCGATGCATTCCGAGCGAATGCGTTCCGTAAGTTCCTCGTCGAAGAGTTCAGGATGTTCTTCGCGAATCACATTGATTAGTTTCATTCCAGCCATCGCGTGAATGAGTTCTTCGCGAGATGTATATGCCACCTGCTGAGAGGTGTCCTTGAACATGTTACGAAAGCGATTGAAGTAATTGATCGTGTAGAACTGAGAGAAGAGCGACACGTTTTCAACGTAGAGGGTAAAAAGAACTAGAGAGTATACGTATTGCTTCCTGGCATCTTTGTAATGCTTCTTCAAATACTTTCGAAGATACTTTACTCGATTCTGAATTATATCGAGTTTCAAATTCTCTTCGAAGATGTGTTCCATGTCGAGCACCTTCAGGAGCCGCTCATAGGCATTGTTATGAATAACTTCAACGTTGGCCATCACGTAGCCCATATCGACAATTGATGGATGGGGAAGATTTTCACCGATCTTGGCCCAAAACGTTTTGACGGCAACTTCAATCTGAGCAATTGCAGAAAGAGACCGCGTAATCATTTCCCTTTCCTGATCATTTAGATTTACCTTGAAATCTTGAACGTCAGATTGAAAATTGAATTCCTTATCGGTCCAGAAGCCATTGTGCATAGCTTCGATGAATTCTGACGTCCACGGATAGTGATCCGGCTTTCTGGCGATTTGTTCGTCGAAGATCATAGAGTAATTCCATTTATACTAGAACAAGATTCTACTACAGGTAGGAATAAAAGTAAACAAAAAAAATGCAAGGAGGTTAGTCCTTGCATTTATCGAGAATGGATTATTCTAAGTTCGAACTATTTATTAAATAGATCGATAAGTTCCGGTTTATTCAATATTGCTTTTTGAATACGCTTAATGATCGATGCGGCAATTGATCGACTAGCTAAATCGTATTCTTCCTGCGCTCCTGGCACGCCGGCGCGGACGCCTATCGCCGCGTTTAAAAGTTCATTACGCGAGATGCTGTCCCACCTGTTCTGAACATTTCTCCCCCCTGCAATGTCAGAGGTATTGCTGACTATTTCCCCTAGATTTTCTATGCCGTATTTGGTCCCAATTGCACCAGTTATACTCCTGTGACCGGCTATCTCGATCGTCAGACCAGTCAGTAGTCCAGGTTCTTCTTGTATTTTAGCATCCAGGGTGTTTTGAACT